AAACACCATTTGAAATTTCAGAAAAAGCACCATCAAACAGGACCTGATCTAGGGCTTGGAGAGCAAGAGCATTAGTATCTTCTGTTTCTCCCAGAGAATCTCTTATTGAATTCTTTAATTGTTGGGATCTTACAATCATCATATTTCTAAAAGAAGTTTGTTCTGATTTATAAACATCATATAGTACATTTATTGCATCTATACCACCACTTCCTGTGGTTCCACCAATAGTCATGGTGGTGATTCTGTCTCCCCAGTATTGAATAATAAATCCACCAATGGTTTGTGTTTCTGAAATATTTTTTGAATAAGAGGTCTGAATATTGCTGGGATTAATATAGAGAGGAACAACCTTTCTATCTCCAACAGAGTTTGTGAGAATAGAAGACATATTTGTTGGTATTAAAAACTTAATTGTCTCTCTTTTAAACATACTATCTGAATATATATTGATAGATTTTTTTAAAAGATATTTTTAATTAATATGTTACTGGCCTATTAAATCTAACAGATCCTGGTGCTGCTCCCACTACATTTGCAGATACTTGTGCATTTCCCATTTCTGGTGCAATATTAAGATTCATAGTAATGTTGCTACCGCTGGGCATAGTCTGCTGATTTGCCACTTGACTGGTACCAACAAGACTAGAGCCCTGTTGTGCTGGCTGAGGAGCTACACTAGCCCCTGGTCCTTCTGCGGCCTTCTTCACGTCCTCTGTTATAAGCTTACTCAAATCATTTTTTGCAGATTCTAGCTCAGCCCTACTCTTATCATCATTTTTTCCTATCAAACCCTCTGCCTTGTTAGTAAATGATTCTATTGAGTTTAGAATTTTTTCTTCTCCACCAGTTCTAATAAAGTTTTCTTTAGCTAAAAATAATTGCTCCTGCAACAAGAGGACTGATTTGTCTAATGAGGCTGACATTTTTTGCTGAATGTCAAATACTTTATCACTACCCTTTGTTGCTTCTGCTATCTGTTGATTTATTTTGCTTATTTGCTCTTGATCTCCCTCGGCAGTTGCACTCTCTAATTTCTCTAAATATTCTAACACTCTGCTTTGAGTTGTTGTATCGGAAATTCCATAAACAGAGCCCAACATTTGTTGTTGTGTGTAAAATCTAGACTGAGTTCCTGCATCACCCGCTGCAGCTTCTTTTAGAGTGATTACCTCTCCTCCAGTCTGAGAAGTCAGCATCTCCCTCATTCCAGCAGAAAGGTTTCTAGCTAACTCAGCTTGTGCTCCTGGACCCTGGTCTAACATCATAGCTTGCATTTGAATGCTTGGATTGAGCACCCCGCCTGCTCCTCCGCCCATACCTCCTGCAAATCCCCCCTTCATGGCAGTAATATATGCTAGAGCTGGATTATTTACTATTCCTAATAAAGATTTTGAAAACTCAGATGCCAAATCGCCAGCCTGCTCTATTCCTAGCCCAACCTCCTTAACTGAATCTGCAAATCCCTTTAAGACTGGTCTACCAAAATCCATGGTGGCACCCATTTTTTGAAATCCACTTACTGCAGATTCAAGTGATTGAGTAACGTCATCCACTCTAAGTCCAGTCTCTGAAGCAATAGTTTGGGCTGATGCCATTAGCTTCATTGAGTCTTCAATTGAAAGACCGCTTTTTCTTACCATATTGGCCATTTTTGAAGTATAAGTTTCTATCCCCATTCCCATGGCAGTAGCCTGCATAGTCATTGCCTGCATGTTATTTATGCCACCAGAAGCAACTCCAGATGCTTTAGCCAAATCTTCCATTAAGATTCCAGCCCTTTGAAGATTTGTTAATCCTTTTTTAAATTCTTCTGAATCAAGATAAGTTCCAGAATCTGCAAGATCTGAATTTGCTTTAATCAAATCAATAAATGCATCTTTGTTTTTTACCGCCTGATCAAAAGTTAATCCAAGATTGGCAGTATATGACCATTGTGTTTTTATTAAATCTCTTGTTCCTTTATCAAGTCCGTCATAAGACTTAGCCATATCTTCTGCGACAGATACTGCGCTGGCGAAAATATCTGTTGTTGCACTAATTGAGCTCAAAAGTGGACCAAAAGCAGAACCTATAAGCGGAATTGTCTTAAATGCATCTGCAAAGCTCTTTACACCTTTTGATAAACCACCTAAAGTTTCTGCTACTCCATTTATAGAATTTGAAGAACTTAGTGATATTTTTGAAAAACTATCTAATGTTCTAGCTAGCCCACTAAATCCAGATTCTACAGCTGAAGCACCCCTAACTAGTTTGTTTAGGCCATCATCAAGTGCTCCTTCCCAATTTTCGCCCTTTGATCTTAGCTTATCAACTGCATCAATTAATTCTTTTAATTTAGAAAGTGTATCTGCCATTTAGATTTCTTCTCTAATCAGTTTATTTAAATTAATAGACTTCAAAGGAGATTCTGGCGTTTCTTCTATTTTATTAGATTCTCTTATTTTCTTTATTGCTTCAATTAACGGATTATTTTTGAAGTTATTATTTTTTGCCTCTTCAATAAATTCTTCTGCTTCTTTAACAACGTCTTCTTTCTGAGATTCTCTGGCTTCTTTTGCTTTCTTTACTCCTTCATAATTGGTAAAAGAAGCATGGTAATCTAAGTAAGATATTGTTTTTTCTACTTCTTTTTCTTTTTCTTGGGCAATCATAAGAGAATACCACGCCATTTGAGCTGGAGTAATTCCATTGAAAATTGGATCATCCACTCTACATTTCCAAATCTTGCAAAGCTCCCACCTAATATAGTGGTGAGAGCTTTTTATTATTTTTTTAAGTTTTCAACCGTTAATAATTTAGAAGACTCATCTGTAAGTTTTTCTATTTCTGAGAATAATAGATCATATACTGACTGCTGTAAACTCATAATTATATTGAGTCTATCTTCAAGCGAATCTTCCTCTAAGTAGAATGAAAATTCCTTACCATTTATTTTTTTAATTCCAAAGCAAATAATTCCCTTTTTAAAGAAAACTAATCTTTCTTCTTCTGGCATTTTTATTGCAGTTCTAAATATATCATCTTGCTCTTTTGCAGAAAGAGTTCCAATGGTAAATGCAAAGTCACCAATCTTTATTTCTTTTACATTTGCTCCAAGAAATACAAGATCTTCTAAACCCTTCAACTCTCTAGAGATATTTGGAGTCTGATTTTTTTCTTCTGCTTCTGCCATTCTTTTGTTAATTAAGTCTGGATCCAGATTTGGATTTGCTGACACCTTATTTTTTACCGCACCAATATCGTGAGATGCTACTACCTTAGAACCTGGCTTCATTATATTAACTCCAGGGTTATTATACTAAAAAATAAACCACACTAGTGTGTGGTTTATAAAATTTATTTATTAAAAATTTTAGTAAGTTGCGCTAATTAAGCCTGGGTAATCAAGAGAGCCTCTTCTTCCGTTGGAACCAGAATCTGCTCCAAGCTCTGCAACATCAAGCTGAACTCCTGGAATTTGTCTTCCTCCGCCAGTGCCTTGACTGAGGGCAATTGCCTCTCCGCCTCTAATGGTAGAGATATATTCGCAGTCTACGTTGGCACTTTGTGCAATGGTATAATCACTTGATTGATAATTTATTGATAAGTTATTAAACCAGCAATTATGATAAGTAGTAATAATTGCATCGTTACCAGTTCCAGTAAATTGATCTATTACTACTATATCAAATGGAATTCTTTGAGACTGAAGATTTCTGAATCCACGAGAAAATGCTTCAGGTAGAGAGAGTCCGTCAAAATACATTCTGTTAATTGACAAAGATACTTTTGTTGGTGACTGTGGAACAAGCTCAATAATACCATCTGTTCCAACTTCAGAGATTGGTTTTATAGATCTCTGTTGTGTCTCTTGGAAGGTTTGAATTGCACCAACGGGCTCGTTTTCTACCATGATAATAATCTGAGTAGAAAGCGAACTTTTAGTTGTTGAGTCTAGATTAGATCCAGTTCTGGGATATGAGGCCATTTAAATTCTCCTAAATTATGCAATTCCAACTTCGATATCGATAAAGATGTAGTTGATTGGGTAGGCTGGAGTAAAGCGAAGGTAAACGTTCCATTGTCTTGGATCAACCTTATCTTTTTCAACCCTAATATTTCTAAAGTCTGTAATAAGCCCCTGAGAAACAAGTGCGCTCATAATGCTCTTAACTCTTGCGGTCATAACACCCTGAGTGTTTGCATCCTCAACAGTTCCAACAAATGCTAACATTGAATCTCTTAAAACCTTCTTAACTCTGTCACGAATGAAGATGATGGAGATTTCCTCATCCTCTACAAATCCAGACTGACTTGTGGTACGACCAGCGAGAACTCTTCCGCCGCCAGTTATTGGCTGAACGACTGTGGCACCCGCGCCACCAAGTTGGTCCAGGATCTGTTTGCGGAAGATTTTGTCTCTACCGATTGAGAATCCAGAAAGCTCCTTGAAGGTTAATGGTACGGCAACATTCTGGGTTGCAGAAAGATATCCTGCGGCGGCTGCAGCCATATAAAACCCATTAACAAAGGTGTTTACTCCAGCAACATTTCTAATAATCCTATCTGGATAGAAGAAGACTGCTCTATTGCTATTGTAATTATCAGAAAGCTTGTAATTTGCAAGATCTTCGGTATTGCCATCAAGAACTTCTGCAACATCATCACCCTGAATTCCTTCGAGAACTCCGATGTCTTCTATTGCAACCTCTTCCTGTCCAAGAAGAGCTGCAGTGGTTAGTCCTGACTGTGCGCCAATTAGAGCAACTCTTTCTTTCTGGTTTGCAATGGTGCTCATTGTCTCGCAATGAGAGACTGCTGCACGGAATATTCCAGAGATATTTTGGGTTGGAAGTGGGACTATAATCTGACACTCTGATGCCTCAAGAGTTTCAAATGCTTCAAACCAGTTTGTATCAAAGAATGTGGAGTCTTTTTCATCTATATAAGAGACTCTGAGTCCATCTCCTGGTTTTAAGGTTTTACTATCGACCAGATCCTTATGTAGAAGGACCTTGGTGGAAAGATTTGTGGTGCTGGAAGCATCCTTAATAAAGAAGGAGATATTGGCAGCATCATTTCCTAGGGTATTAAAGGAACCAGATGAAGGTTCGACAACAACAGTGTTGTCATTTACTATTTCAGTAATTGTAAACTCGACAACCTCAAGTCCTGTTGAGCTAAGAAGATAATCACTTATTTCATCTTTGCTGGTATAGGAGGTTGTTCCATCTTCAAGCGACTGAATTACAATTACTCTACCAACATCAGCACCATCAAAATTTACATCATAAGAAGTAAACTGTGCAGATGAGGTTATTAATTCTGCTCCCATTCCCATGCCAGTGATCTCAAGATCTGTATTGACTACAGTATAAGAATAAGAGTACTGAGGATTGGTTATGAATGCAAGTTGTGCTGTCTCAGATTCAAATTGTGAGTTGTAAAAGTCAACTTTATTTGGAAAAATTTGAGTTTCGGCACCATTTCTAGTGATAAAGAAATTTATTCCAGTATCAGCATCTGGTCTTCCTGTTCCAAGGCCTGAAGCTGGTCTTGGAATAATGAATGATAAATCATCAACTTGGCAGTTTGATGCGCTTCCACCGCAAGCTGGGAATCCACCAACTCCCTTGGAGTTTTTCTCAGCAAAGAGGATGGAAGAGGATCTTCTTGGGATAGCTGGTTTACACTGAATTGCTAAGACTCCAGGTGCACCATTTTCAAATGCCATTTGAGCACCAAGAGACAGAGTATTTGTTACGCTTGGTGTTCCATGCTTAGAGAAAAGATCATTTGCGCTGACAAAAAATTCTGCATCATTTACAGTTATTTCTGGAATATATCTTGACTCTAGTCTATCACCTTTCTTTAAGATTTTTGATTTTACATCAATAAAGAATTTATCTCCTACTGCAAAAGAGATACTTGGACCACTGGTATCACCTGTAGCAAGACCTTCTCTGATTCCAAAGATTAGAATTCCATTTGTCTCTAATAAGCTAAAGGTAATATTATTGCCATCAGCAGCGATGCCAGATGAACCTGTTGCAACTAAATCTGTTAGATATCCCTGTTCTTCGTCACCGAGAAGATGAACTCTTGCTCTTCTAGAAGAGGTAACTGATTTAATAACATAGTATCCTGGGGCTGGACCATCGCATAGAAGAAGTACCTTTCCTATGTCCCTGCTAGAGAAGTATCCTGCAGTTGCTGGTGTTCCTGCTGAATTGTGTGTTACTGCTACGTCGTCAATGAAAATATCATTTGCTCTGATAGACCATGATACGTCTGTTAATCCAGAATCAAGTGTATCTGACTCAAGAGTTATCGTTGTCTTTCCAGTTGAAGAGCTATAAGATAGAGATTTTATCTTAATTCCATCTGCTGGAGTATAACCATCTGCTGTTATACAGAGGTAGTCACCAATAAGGGCTTGCCCTGGAGAAACTAGATCTGCACTTACCTGAAATCTGTCGGTAGTTCCTGCTGTTGCGTCTGTAGCGGAATCATAATCTGCAGATCCTAATCCATACACAACATCATCTGCAACTACATAGGCGTCTGAGCATAAGTCCTGTGTTCCTGGGATAGCTCCACCAGTTCTATTGAACATAACTGGATTGGTTCCGTGGAAAAGTATTGGAGAGCCAGATGAATCTTTTATCTGGCCAGAAATAGAACCAGAGACTGTGAAGGTAGAAAGTCCTGGAATTGGATTTCCAGCAGAATCTCTAATTACAGAGATACACCTAACTGTCCATCTTTCTGCTGGGGCATTAGAATCAACAATTGAAATCAACTCATAGCTACCACAAGTAGCATCTACAATTGAGCCGTTTCCAACATTAGTTGCGGAGGCAGAAAACTTTTTACCGTTCTGATCTCCAATTGAGGCTCCCTGAAGCTCTATGCAGCCAGTATCGATATCTAGTCTAAAATCAAATTTACTTGAGAAGGAGCTCTCATCTACTATACCTTCTGTTCCATAGAGCTCAGTTCCATTAAGAAAAAGTCTAGTTCTACCCGAGATAACTGGTGATTCTGCAAGTTGAAAATACTTGCTATCGCCATTACCAGTTGGGCTACAGGTAGAGGATCCATCTTGACCGCCTCCAAAGGCAGATTCAACAATTACCTCTTCTTTAAGACCTTCTCCCATAATACAGGCAATGCGAAGACCACCAGGAATAGATACACCTCTAGTTACAACTCTATCTCTTGCAAAAGTTCCTGGCTGTACATAGCCGTTTATTCCTGGGATGTTAGCCATAATTAAAAACCTCCAAATCTAAAATCAATTAGACCAATTATTATTAGTAGTTTAAATTTCAGTAAGCTCCAAAATATCACTATATCTTAATACGGTAGAATTAGCAGAACTGGCTCCATTTTCAGAATCTGTTTTCACAGAATCAAAATAAAACATAATTTTTTCAATTACATTTTCAAGAGGAACTTCTACCCTCCATTCTGATAAACATCTTAGTGTAAGATTTTGGGAGTAAACATAGTCATTTGCGTAAGGCTCAGAGCTTTCTGCACCAATAGATAGACCCTGAATGAAAAGTCCTGATGCCCGAAGATCATTCCAAAGAGTGTGCTGAAGTGCTATAGAGATAATGTCTATAAGCTCCTGAAGTTCAGATGAGCTTTCGCAATAAACTCCAACCTCAAGATTCAACTCCCATTTTCCAGCATAAACTTTATGGGTCGGGGTGGAGATCTTTCTTCTTGCGCCATATTGATTTTCAATATAATCAATTCTGTATTTGTAGGTTCCTTCCTGATTAAAGGAGAGTGGCTTATAAGAGCCGCCACTATGCTTTATTACAATTGCTGGAAAAAACTTAACATCATATCTAAAAATATCTGAAATTAATATTTTAGTTGACTCTTCAGTATCAATTGGCTTACCAGTTAGATCTGGGGTAAGAGGAAATCCATACTCGTCATCTCTATAGGTAAAAATAGAATCTCTTCTAAAGAGATCTCTGAGAGATTGAATTAACAAATTTTTCGGCTGAACAACTGCAACATTTTGTACAATATAGTTGTTTGCAAAAAAATCAGAAAAAACTCGGTGATCTCCGTTAGATGCTGTTCCAGGTAGAGCCTGCTCTAGTATTGGCATTATTCTTTTCCCTCATATTTAAGGGCAAATATACATAGTTGTTTACGCTAACTGCTTGATCGCAAAAGTTTTTTATTTCAGAAATTGCCTTATCAAGACATTGTTTATCATTTATATCAGCGTTATTAATAGTTATTACCTTTTTAAAAGTAAGCTCTATTGTGAGCTGATCTTCATTTTCCTTTTGTTCATCAGAAAGAATAAACTCTAGGGATTTGGAATCATCTATAATATTTATTTTTTTTTGTTTAAAAAGAGAAATAAAATAATTTATTATATTTTTATTAAATATTTTTTTAATAAATGCTTCATTGTTTTTTGATTTATTAACCTTTACAAATAACATTAAGTTACCTCATATGCTTTCATATCTTTTGATAATTCAAATTGTTTATTTATAGTCTTTATTTTTGGATGAATCATCTCAACTGAATATTTGCCACTAGGAAGTTTGCATTCCCAATATCCTTCCTTGTCAGTTAGAAGGTTTCTGATTAAATCATTTGATTTATCAAATATATTTATAGTCATTCCTTCTACTGCTTTGCCACCAGAAGTTCTTATTGTACTATGGACCTTTATAGAGCCTAACACTAATTTTGGAGACTGGGTGGTTGTACCAGAGCTGGAAGATGATGGTGGCAAGCCACCTGGGGTTGCGGTAGGTCTTACCAAAGATTCTTCCGAATCTAATGATAGGTCTTCTTCCTTAGGTCTTGGTGGGGGCGGCTTTTGCTCTTCTGTTTTTATTTTATTAATTTTTGAATTTAAAATTTTTAAATTCGTATCTAAAACATCTATTTTATTTTCTATTTTTTTCAAAATAGAAGGTAATTCTAAAATTATTTCTAGAGCAGTTTTCTCTACCTCTGCCATTAAGCACCCTATAAATCAGTTCTGACTATATTTGATGCTTCTATTATACCAGAAAGGGTCCCGCCCTGAATGGTGGTTCTTAAAATAGATGCAGTGCCAGAAGGATCGGTTGGTGCAACTCCAGTACAAATATTTGAGGTTATTACAATATCCTTGACCGTGGTAGATCCCAATAATCCAAGTTGCATTGGTAATTCAATGACAATATTTTCTGCTGGTGCAGAAGCAGAGGAAGAACCACTCTGATAGGCCCCCATTCTATTGATATAATTTGAGCTAACAAATATGTTATATGTTCCCTGCTGATTTGTTTCTTCTCCAGTTGAATTATTTACCCTACCACAGAATAGAAAGTATTCTTTTATAGTATTGTCTGCATCTCTAGCATTTGTTCCATAAGCATAAATATTTTCAAGAGTAATGCTTGGTGGTCTAATGGAAGAGGATATTTGGCCCTGGAATAAGCAAAATGCTGTACAAGCTCCTGTGGGAAGGGTAGATGAAACATATGTTAGATTTTTCAATGTAACCCCAAATTGAAAAGAAGAATAATTTCCAGTTGAGTCTCCAATTCCTGGTCCTTTACCTATGATAAAGATTGCTGAATTTGGGTCTGGAGTTGTTAGAGCCCATGGGCTGGAAAGACTAGATCCTCTCTTTATAACTGTATGCTTTCCAGTTCCAGTAATTGTAATATCTCTTTTTATTTTAATTGGAGAATTAATAACATATTGTCCTTCTCTTATAAAAATAGTTGGAGCATAAACATCGGAAATACTTTCTTTTCCATAGTTTATATTATAAAATAATTCTGCATAATAAATTGCAGACTGAATATCTGTAAAGTGCCCAAGAGAGGTTGATTTTGCAACAATAATTTCTGATGCAACTTTTCCATCTAAATTATTTAAAAAGAATCTTAAGTCTGACAATATTACATCAGAATCTAAATAGCCGAGGTAAGCAACAGATCTGTGTAAAAATGGAGATGCGTAGTATGAGGTAGGACCACCAAATATCATTGATCCAGCTTCTATTTGACAATATTCATTTAAACAAATATAAGAATAAGTTCTTGAGTATGTTTTATATCCTATTACTCCCAAAAACTCCTTTCTAATTCCATTAGAATAGTAAACTCCTGGAGAGACATCAAAAGTTACGTATGTTCCAGAGTCAACTAAATTTGATATTTGACATCCAGATATAATTCCTGCAGATCTTAATTCTCCCCTTGGTCCTTCAATATATTTTTCTACAAAACTTGGGCAAATTTGCTCAATATCTATTGTTCCAAAGTTTCTTTTATCTATAATTGATGGTATGCCTCCAGAGCCTGAAGTTCCAAAGATTCTTCCTGTTGCATTTGAAAATAAACATCTAGAAAGATATAGTGTATCTCTAGAAACTTCTGAGCCACCATGGATAGTGCATTCTAAATTTGAAACTGGAGCATTAGTTGCCACAACCCTAATTGTAACGAAGGAGCCGCCACTAGGTGATTTTATTTTATAGACATCCGTATGCTGGCTTGTCGTTGAGAGTGTGGTTACTCCCACAAAAACTTTCTCTCCCTCATTTCCAACGGAGTCTTCTAGATAGGCCAAGCCATCAGAGCCAACCTTAAGATAATATGTCTCTCCCGATAAAATAAAATTCTTAGAAACATCTATAATTGAGGCATAAAATCCGCTAGAATAGACCGCATTACTTATCTCTAATCTTTTTGAGTAAAAAATTTCAGAATTATTTGTAGTAAAAATATCAACTAGCATAAATCCAGAAGATGAGTCAACTTCTTCAAAATTTAATTCTGATATTGGGGCGGTAGATTTTATAATCAAAACAGATGATGTTGTTCCTAAGTTACCTGAAAAAGAAAATCCATAAGGATAGTCTAAAGTTATCTCTCCAGCAGAAACCGATGTTATAACAAATAATCCATCGTCGGCCACTTCGGTCGATCCAGTTATTACTACTAAATCACCCTTTCTTATGTCTTGATTTAAAAAATCACTATTGAATGAAGCTAATCTTGGCGAACCAGATCCAAAGCCAACTTCATCTTTTGAGAAAGTAATTATCTTTTCTAGGTCCTTAAATAATTTTCCATTTATGAAACAAGAATTTCCATAAGATCCCTGGATAGTTACATCTAATAGATGGGATAATCCTAAGTTGCTTATGCCATTATTTGAAGTAGATTCTAATATCTTTAGTGTTCTATTTTTAATATCACCAGAAAAATTTGGAACTACATGAGATATTGCAAATTCAAATCCGTATTTAGTTGATACCTTATAGGCTAAGGCGGAAACGTGATTTGACGCTAAGGCTTCATTAATTTTATCAACTATGGAGTCTATAGTTTGATTTGTAGATAGTGAAGAATTATAGCAGGAAATAGTAATTTTAGAGTAATCATCAACTTGTAAGTCAAAAGAGTCATTTGTAGATGTTAGAGTATCTGGTCTTACTCCAAAGGAAGTTACTACTGCAGCGTTTGGATTTGCTGCAATGACATCTGGTGTATTTGAATAAAATCCTCTTAATCTATAGGTACAGTTTAATCCATTTAAATTTAAATCTTTAAAATTATTCTTTGTTATCTTTCCTATAGCAAGACCAGAAGAGTTGCTGTATAGCCTTCCATATATTGTTATGGAGAGTAACCCAGAACTACCATC